TATCGTGAGCCGTACATCGTCACGGTCCACAAGGACTCCTGCAAGGTCGTCAGGATCGTTGCGAACTACAATATCGAGAAGGTCCGCGACAACGGCAAGCGGATCACCTTCATCCCGAAGGAACAGTATTTCGTCAAATACTCGTTCATTCCCGACCCCAAGGGCGGTTTCTACGATATCGGCTTCGGCAAGCTGCTGGAAAGCCTTGGCGAGACGATCGACACCACGATTAACCAGATGCTGGACGCGGGGCATATCCAGAATGCCGGCGGCGGCCTGATCGGTACGGGCGTTCGGCTCAAGAAAAACAAGCTGATGATGTCGCCCGGCATGTATCACCAGGTAGAGGTGACCGGCGATATCCGGTCTCAGGTGTTCCCATTCCAGCACGCAGGCCCGTCTCCAGTCCTGTTTCAGTTGCTGGGGATGATGGTTGAGGCGGCGCGTGACATCACCGCGACCAAGGACATCCTGACGGGCGACACGGGCGGCAAGACACAGACAGTGACGACCACGCTGGCGCTGATTGAACAGGGCCTCAAGGTCTTTACCGCGATCTACAAGCGCATTTTCCGCGCGATGAAGGACGAGTTCAAGCTCCTGTTCGAGCTGAACGCAAAGTTCATCGACGAGAAGCAGTATTTCACGTTCAACGACGAGCAGGAAGTCGTTGAGTCGAAGGACTACGACATCGGGGCGATGGATATCTGCCCGGTGGCTGATCCGTCCATGGTCACGGACATGCAGCGCCAGGCGCAAAGCCAGCTTCTGTTGCAGGTTGCCGAGCATCCGGCGCTTGGGCCGTTACAGGATGGCGTTGAGGTGCTGCGCAGGGTCTATGACGCAGCGCGCATTCCTGAGGCTGACAAGCTGATCAAGAAGCAAGACCCGATGGCTGCGCAGATGCAGCAGCAGGCGGCGGCGACCGAGATCGACAAGACCGCCTCGGAGGCCGAGCGCAACCGTGCGGCGGCGCAGAAGGATCAAGCCAGCACGGCCAAGACGGTCACTGAGACTCAGTTGCTGCCGGCTGACAAGATCATGGAAGCCCACAAGCAGGACATGGAAGACGCCCACCGGCAGAAAGACCGGGATCAAGAGGCGATGCTGGCGTCTGTTGATCACGCTGTCGGGTCGAATGAGGCTGAGAAGGACCGCGCGGCACAGGCTGAGCAAGCCAAGGCGTCGGCGAAGAAGAAAGAGGCGGCGTGAAGATCGACCGCGAACTGTTCGAGGAATGGCTGGCTAACCCCGTCACCGAACACGTTCTCGCCAAGGTCAGAGAGACCGCAGAGGCGAACAAGACACTCTGGATGAGCATTAGCTGGGACGGCGGAAAGGCCGATCAGCAGACGCTTGTCGAGTTGAAAGCACGGTATGAGGCCGGGCTGGATTTGAGCGAACTGAAATATGAGGACGTGAGCGATGACGAATCCGAGCGGGATCTACCCCACGGAATACAAGGTGCTGATCGCGCCAGTTGAGGTCGATCAGAAGACGAAGGGCGGGATTATCATCCCGGACGAGACGAAAGAACGTGACCAGTACGCCCAGATGAGGGGTGTTTTGGTGGCAGTTTCGCCTCTCGCATTCACCTACGACGACTGGAAGGACGCCAAGCCGCCGAAGGTCGGCGATGAGGTGCTGTTCGCCAAGTATGCCGGCGCTGTGGTCGATGGCAAGGACGGGAAGAAATACCGCCTGACCAACGACAAGGACATTGCGGCGGTGCTGGCATGAGTGAAGAGGCGCTTCAAGAGCAGAACGAAGAAACCAACCACCTCCAGGACTTCGAGGACGATTCTAGTCCTGAGGAGATGGAAGAGGCCAAGGCTATTGGCTGGAAATCTCCTAAGGAATGGAAGGGCGAACCCCCGAAGAACGGCTTCAAGAAGGCCAAGGACTTCCTGGAGCACGGCAAATCTGTCCTGCCGATCGTGCAGAGTCAGAACAAGAAGCTCGAGCGTGAGCTGGCTGACGCCAAGAAAGAGCTGGCTGACTTCAAGAAGGAGCAGGGCAAGACGCTGGAAAACCTTCAGCGCATGTCTAAGGCCGCTCTGGACCGCCAGCGCCAGCAGTTGAAAGAGCATTACGAGGCTGTCAAGGAAGCGGCGGTCGAGATCGGCGACAAGGACGCTTACCGCAAGGCTGACAAGCAGCAGCAGGAAGCCCTCGACAAGTTCGACGAGGAAGTCGCAGAGAAGAAAGACACCAAAAAGGACGACGACAAGCCGAAGGGCGAGATCCCCAAGGAAGTCGAGTCCTGGGTCAAGGAAAACCCGTGGTTCGAGGATGACGAAGAGGCCAAGGCCGTCGCCATTACGCGGCACGGCAAGCTTCTCCGTGATCATCCAACCTGGTCGCTCGAAAAGAACCTCGAGGAAGTCCGCAAATACGTCCAGAAGCGCTTCCCGGAGCACTTCGAGGACAGTGCCAAGGCCGAAGACGACGAGGACGAGGCGCCGAAGCGCAAGGGTTCTCGCGTCGAGGGCGGTGGCTCTCGCATGGGCGGCGATGGCGGCCAATCCTCTTGGGCGAAACTGCCGGCTGACGCTCGGAAGCAGGCAGACGCCTTCATTAAAGAGGACGGTCTGTTCCTCGAAAAGGGCGAGACGATCGAGAAAGACCTGCAAAAGGCGCGTGAGCGCTACGCAAAGATGTATCTGGAGCAGAATTGATGAGCGAGATTGAGATGGAAGCACCCGTCAAGCGTGGACCTGGCCGTCCTCCGCGTCAGGAAGAGGTCAAGCAGCGCCGCCGCCGTCGTGAAGGCCTCGGCGCCGATCGCAATCTCAAGCTCGCTGTTCCAGAGAATCTGAAAGACCCGAATTTCGTCTATCGCTGGGTCAACGACCGTCCTGGTCGCGTCCAGCAACTGACGACGATGGACGACTGGGAAAAGGCTCCGGTCGTGACAGAACAGAATGCCGGCGAAGGCACTGTTGAAACCCGCGTAGTGGACAAGTCAGTCGGCGAAAGAGCCGTGCTGCTGCGCAAGCCGAAGGAATTCTATGAGGCTGATAAGGCTGAGGAGCAAAAGCAGCTAGACGCCAGAGATGAAGCATTGCGTCGCGCGCCTCCTCAAGATCCGCAGGGCCTGTCTGGTCCTGAAGCCTACGTCCCAAATGGTCGAAACATCATCGGCGGGCGCTAGGCGCAAACCCCGAAACTCACCACTTTTGGAGGCCTTAAATGGCTAACGTTGATACTCCGTTCGGGTTCCGTCCCGTGCGGTATATGAGCGGCGCACCCTACAACGGGGCTGTGAACGCTTACGCTACCGCGGCTGGCGATGCCACCGCGCTCATGATCGGCGATCCCGTCAAGCTCGCTGGCACTGCCCAGACGATCGGCGACGAGATCCTCCAGGATGTCACCCGCGCTGCCACGACTAACGTCGTGACCGGCATCGTGGTCGGCGTCAAGCCAGTCACCCGTGACTCCACGATTTATCGTGAAGCCTCGACCCAGCGCATCGTCTACGTCGCTGACGATCCGAACCTCCTGTTTGAAATCCAGGAAGTGTCGGGCGGCACGGCATTGACCGCCAACGACATTGGCCTCAACGCCAACTTCGTTGTTGCGGCTGGTTCGACCGTCACCGGCATGTCCGGCGTCGAGCTGAACAACGCGACCGAAGCCACCACCAACACTCTGGACTGCCAGATTGTCGGTTTCTCGAACCGTCCCGGTAATGCGGTCGGCGAGAATGCGAAGTGGCTCATTCGTCTCAACAACCATCAGCGCGCCAACCAGGTCGCGGGCATCTAATAGGAGGCTTGACACATGGTCGGCATCATTACCACTGGCGCGCATCCGAAGGCCCTTTGGCCTGGCATGCATGCCTTCTTCGGCGCAACCTATCGGGAGTGGCCGGAAGAGTACCGCGAGATCTTCTCCGTCGAGAAGTCGAGCAAGAACTACGAGGAAGACACGCTCGTTACCGGATTCGGCTTGGCTCCGGTCAAGAACCAGGGCGGCAGCGTGTCCTACGAGGGCGAGACCCAGGGCTTTACCAAGCGGTACAGCCACACGGTCTATGGCCTCGGCTACATCGTGACCCAGGAAGAGATGGAAGACAACCTCTACGAGGTGGTCTCACGGCGGCGCATCAAGCGTCTTGCGTTCTCCATGCGTCAGACCAAGGAGATCGTGGGCGCGAACGTGCTGAACCGCGCGTTCAACTCGTCCTATACGGGCGGCGATGCGAAGGAACTGCTTTCGACCGCTCACCCGGCTTCGTCCGGTGACTATGCCAACAAAGCCGCGACCGACGCCGATCTGTCGGAAGCCGCGCTCGAGGACATGGTTATCCTGATCGGTCAGGCGAAGAACGACAAGGGCCTCCAGATCGCGCTTCGCCCGACGAAGCTGATCATCCCGGTCAACCTCCAGTTCGACGCCAAGCGTATCCTGAAGTCGGAGTATCAGTCCGGCACGGCGAACAACGACGTGAACGCCCTCAAGGGAATGTTTGACTATTCGGTCAACCACTACCTGACGGACACGGATGCGTGGTTCCTCAAGACCGATTGCCCGAACGGCCTCACCATGTTCGAGCGTCGTGCCCTTGCGTTCACGCAGGACAACGACTTCGACACGGAGAACGCCAAGGCGAAGGCGACCATGCGCTTCTCGGTGGGCTGGACCGATCCGCGCGGCGTGTACGGCTCGGCCGGCGCCTAATGACATCTGGGGCGGCCTTCGGGCCGCCTCTTCCTTTTGAAGCGTCCGCAAGGACGTTCACCCAGAACGCTTTAGAAAGGCACTACAATGGGCACCCCGACCCGCTTCCCCAATGGCGTGACGAACGTCAGCAAGACCAACCCGCTCGGCGACTATCTCGCCAACGACCCGACCAGGACTCACGTCTATTTCAACGACTTCGACACCTATGTTGTCGGGGATTGGACGATCACCACGACCGAGGCTGGCGCCGGCTCTGCCACTGAGGCATTGGCCGATGAAGACGGCGGCGTGCTGCTGATCACCAACGATGCGGCCGACAACGATGCCGATTTCTTCCAGAAGGTTGGCGAAAGCTTCCTCCTGGCAGCCGGCAAGAAAGCGTGGTTCAAGGCTCGTTTCAAGGTTTCGGATGCGACCCAGAGCGATTTCGTGATGGGCCTTCAAGTTACGGACACGACCCCGCTCGACGCCACCGACGGCATTTATTTCCAGAAGGACGACGGCGACACGCAGCTCGACGTGTATTGCCGCAAGGACGCCACGACCGGCTCCAACTCTGCGACCAACATCGCGACGGTTGCGGATGACACCTATCTGAGCGTTGCCTGGTACTACGACGGCAAGTCGTCCGTGAAATACTTCGTCAACGACGTTCACAAGGGCACGCTCGACGCATCGTCCACCTATCTGCCTGATACCGAGCTGACGGTTTCGTTCGGCATCCAGAACGGCGAGGCGGTCGCCAAGACCATGAGTGTTGACTACATCTTCGCCGCCAAGGAGCGGTGAGGCCATCAACCAACATGCGGGGCTTCGGCCCCGTTCTCTTTTCTGAGGACAAACGATGGCTGACGCAGTTGATACCAAGGTCGTGTTTTCCGGCCGCAAGCGATACGTTGTGCATCTTACGTGCGTGTCTGACGGAACCGGCGAAAGCGGCGTTACCAAAGTCGATATTTCCGCCCTGACTGGCTTCGGTTTCACCCCGACATATACCGTGATCGATCTGATCGAGGCGAATGTGCAGGGATTCACCTCCGCGCGCCTGTATTGGGATCATACCACCGACGATGAGATCGCCATGCTCGGCACTGGCCCGTCCCTGATTGACTGGACCGCTTACGGCGGAAACGTCGATCCGAAATCTACCGGCGGGACTGGCGACATTCTCCTGACCACGGCCGGCGCTGCGTCTGGAGCAACCTACGACATCACCATTCATCTGCGGCCGAAGCCGTAATGCTGGGCTTCGACGCGGTCGGCAGGCTTGCTTTGGCTGAGCTGCCGCAAGCGCAGAGTTCGCAAGACAACTCGACCACGGAGCGGCGCCCCCTCTACAGCCGCGGCGCCAGCTATTGGAAGGGCACTAATGGCGGGTCCAGCGTATCTCAAGGGTGACT